CCCTTGTATGTCTAAACTTTAATGCCCCTCCATCAATTTTTTCTTCTTCGCTTTCGTGGTCTTCTAATGCTTTTGCTACTGCTCTTAATTCTGCTTCATCTTTTTTGAAATGCTTACGCAATTTAGTCGCCATACCAACACCCTTAATAGTCTGCCTACCATCGCTATACTTAGTGTTATTGTTTCTGTAATAATCTGCGACAATAGTAGGTTGTGCGAAATCAAAATCTAATCTAAGATTATCAATTCTGTTTCTTTTAATCCAACGCATTAATATTGCTTTTATTAATTCATAATAATCATCATTTGATTTACCTTTTCTAACGGGTTTTTCATTTCTTGGAATACCGAGTTTGTCCGCATCAAATAAAAAATGCTCCAACATAAGAATACCAGCATCTCCACTTTCAGCAAATCTCGCATCAATTTCTCTAATAAAGTCGCTGTAATATCGTGATGCTAATTTTTTGTAATCTTCTAATGCTTCTGCTGGGTTTCTTTGTTGAGGTGGTTGAACTCTTCGTAATCCTTGTATTCCTTGCCGTAATGCTCCAACAATCTCCGCTTCTCGTTGTGTGTGTAGTTGATTATTTTGTAATCTTTGTTGTTCTAATAGTGCTTCTGCTCTATCTCTTCCTAACTCTGCTACTGCTTCATCTCTTAACATAAGTTCTGTGCCTAAGTCCATTAATGAAGTATTACCAACATCTCGTGGGTCGCTCTGCCTAATTCTTACTTGTTTTTGTCCTCTTCTAATATCCATAATGAACTCTTCGTCTTCATCATCTACTCTATCTGTGAAATTACTTAATACTTCTCGTGCTCTTTGTATTTCTCCTTCTCTAATTTCATTCAATCTTGTAATCTTATCCAAATCACCAATCTTACCGCTTTGTTGTAATACAATCTCATAATCCCTTTGAAGTTTAGATATTTGATTTACACCATTATCGTTTGAAACGAATGCTAATGCTTTAATTGTTTTATTTGCTAATCGTTCTAATGCGACCATATCATATGTTTCTTCTCTACTCGTTATCATCTCTGCTTCATCAATAAGTTCTAATACTCCACTTCTGCTTAAAATCTTTAATCCTCTTAGAACACCCATATATCTCCTAATAAGGTCTGCTCGTTCTTGTTGTGTTAAAGAAGTCTTCAATAAAAGAAATGTCTCAGCAGAAGGAATGATTGCTTGATAAAGTTGAAGTAAAATAGAGACTAAACGGCATTTAGAAGCAACCTCAGTATAAGTTGAAATCTCTCTAAGTAATCCACTTTCAATACTACGACCTTCTTTAATTATTTCTTTATATTCTCGTCTTTGTCTTTCGGGTAGTATTCTCACATCTTCGTCGGGTATAATGCGTTCTGCTAATGCTTGTCTTATTTCGTGTAATGCTCTCTTTGCTGGAACTAATTTTTGTTCTCTTGTAAATGCTGAGAGTTGAATAAATCTGTCCCTTAATCCTCCTACATTCTCGGGTGAAGGTAGAAGGTCAGTAAGTTCATCAACGGAAGATGTAGCGGAAATACCTTGAACTGATGAACTGCTAAACTTTCTACCAAAATTAACATCTAAATCCTCAAAGTATTTCTCTAAATAGTTCTTCAAAAAGTCTAAGTTAATGAGTTTAGGGTTAGTCGTTTCTGTGAGTTCCTTTTTAATACCCTTAAAGTTCGCATTAAACTCTACTAATTTATTAATAAGAGATGACGACAACCACGCAACCAAATCGGCACTCTTATTGTAGTCAAATCCTAATTCACTCATATTTACTATCGCTTGTTTCTCTTGTGCTAATCTATCTGCTTGTAATTGTGCGTTAGTCTTATATTCGGGAGCAACTGCTAATGGTTTATTAGGATTTTTATAATCCTTTACTCTTTTCTCTAATTCTGCTTCATTAGAGGAGGCAACATCTAATAGTTGTTGTTGAATGTTTCTTTTACCTTGAAGGTCTTGTTGAGACTTTATATTAGCAATAATCATTTATAATATAAAGAAATATAATTATTCTTTTGAAATATCATAGATTTCATTAAAGTTCTTTCTAAATCTACTTTCGGGTGCTTCTTCTAAATCAACCATTAAAAAGTTTTGTTTTGTGTCCGTAGAAGCGTCATATATCTTACGCATTTCAGTCTTATCAACACCTAATGAATATTCACGCATAATACGAAACAAATCGCTTAAAGTATTCAATCGTTTAATAATTAGGTAAGTAAGATTTTGTCTTATCATTTTAGGCACAGCATAATACGATTGCGAGATATAGATAAGCGAACAATTGAGTTTTCTTGCTCTTATAAAATATTGTTCTAATTGTGATTGATTACGCTCTAAAACTAAATCGTCCATTACAATAAGAGTTTGTTCTTCTTTGTCTAATGTTTCTAAATCGGGAGCGTTTTTAATACCTTCTAAAATCTCTACACCCCCATCTTTTTTAGTTTTATCTGCGAGGAAGTTGTATAATGGTTCATCAGCATTTTTTGTTATTACATATATGTTTTGAAATGTCTCACCGAAGTTATGGAGTATATTCATTAGCGTTTGAGTTTTTCCAGCACCCGAACCGCCTATGATAAGCATACGAAATGGTAATTTAATACCGTGTATTTCAAAATTAGGATTATGGGATTTTAGCAAATACTTTTTAGGCATCTCTTTATACCAATCCAAAATTACGGCATCTTCTTTCTTCTTTTTAGGAGGCATATAATATAATATAACATAAGATTATTTTTAAACTTTTCTAAACTTCTGTATTTAGAAAAGGTATTAATTATTAAAATATAATGTCTTTATATAATATAAATGGCGACTTATCCACCACCTAATTATACTGAACCTTTACCTATATTTAACCCCGCTAATTGGGAAGGGTCTTCAACCGATACAGTTATTGATATTGCTTACTTAAATGCTAATTATTTGAAGTTTCCCGTAGCACAAGGTTTAGAGACATTACAAGCAATTACCGTTAATGGTGTTGCTGACTTTAATAACACAGTAGAAATGGGAAAACCATTAAACTTTAACGGGGCATTAGCAACTGACAGAGTTATTTCAAATTGTGAAACTATAAATGGAATAGAAGTTGGAAATGGTTTTCCAGCAACCCCAACTACTAATACTAATATAGTTTTGGGAGTAAATCTTTTAAATACTACTACAACGGGGAGCGGAGCAAATGTCGCAATTGGCGAAGCAATAGGGCAGAGCATAACAACGGGTAATTTTAATAATCTCATCGGTAAGTTTGCGGGTAGAGATTTAACATCGGGTCAAGGAAATCAAGCGATGGGGTCAAGTGCTATACAAAATATAACAACGGGACAGTTTAATGTCGCTATTGGAAACCGAGCGGGTGAAAAATTATCAACGGGAAATTATAATGTTTTAATTGGAAGTCAAGCAAGAGAAAATGGAACTGCGGGAGATGATAATACAGCAATAGGAAATGGTGCGGGTCTAAATGATACTGGTAGTTTTAACTCATATTTAGGAGCGGTTAGTTCGGTTGGTGGTGGTGTTTCTAATTCTACCGTTATTGGTTATGGAGCAACTACATCAACCGCAAATACAATTCAATTAGGAAGAACAAGTGAAAATGTAAATTGTCCTAATACATTAACGGTTGCTAATACGACAACTATTACTACTAATTATCCTACATCAGCAACACCTTCATTAACTGTAAGAGATAGTTCAACGGGTAATGCTTTATCCGTTATTCCAAATGTGGGAAACTCATATAACCCATCTGCGGATGTAAATAACATTATGGTATTAGGAACGGGAACACAAAATGCGGAAACATTACATTTAACTAATTGGTCTGCTACTAATACTTATGTAAAGGTAAGACCAACATCGGTTGGAATTGGTGCGGGTGGAACATCTAATACTGCTACTACATCGGTTGAGTGTAATGGAACGACCGTTAGAATAACCCCTTCTATTACTTTTCCCGACAACTCAGTTCAAACAACAGCATTTACGGGTGGAGCATCTACAACCTATACTATTCAATATACTACAACTCAATCTATTACATTACCCGCCAATTGTATTGGAATAGGAGTTAGATGTATAGGGCAAGGAGGAACTGCTGGTGTTAGTAGTGATGGTAATGCTGGAACTTGGGGTGCTGGTGGGTCGGGTGGTGGTGGTGGAACTTGTTATAGTATGGGTATTATACCTTTATATGCTGGAACAGTAATACAACTCAACTTTGCTGGATATACTGAAATATTATTAACTACATTTAGTAGTGCTTCATTATGTAGAGCAAATGCTGGTGGAAACGGTAGTAATGGTAGTGGTTCTAATGGTGGTGCTGGTGGTGCTGGTGGAAGTTCTTCTAATCTTAATACAACATACGGTGATTGGAGCACTAAAATAGGAAGTGTAGGTCAAACTGGGGGTAGTAATTTATCATTTCAAAACTACGCTCAAATACCATCTACTGCTGGTTCGCCCGTTGGTATTATTTTTAGCGATACTAATTTTGGTTGCGGACAACGATGGGGTAGTGCTGGTGGTATTAACGCACCTACAAATCCTCCTATTACAAAACCTACGGGTGTTTGCTATATTACATATTATCTTAAAAATTAGATTTAGGTGTTTTAGTAAAAATTAAATATTATAGTATTATATAAATGTCATCTATTACTATACCTACTTTACAACTTAAAGACGAAGATACACCATTAGTTGATGAGACTATTATTAGTCAAACGGGGTTTTCTACGGGAGTAAATACATTACCTTTTCAAGCACTTTATAATTTAAATCAAGCATTACAAGCATTAGAACCCGCACCTAATGCGACTACGGTTCAATTCAATAATAGTATTTTATTACAAGACCCAGCGGTTTTAACAACAAGTCTTACATTAGACCCTTCTTCTATTACTGCTCTTGATGCTCTTACGATTTCTTCTACTAATACTGATATTACTTTGACTGCTGGGGGTAATATTGTCAATTTTTCATCTTATAATATTAATAATTTTGGGTATGCGATGCCTATTTGCTTTACAAGAGAACGAGCAGATAATTTTACTTACAATTTTGGCGGACAAACTTGGGAAAATGTTTATACTACTTCTGTTGCTGTTCCATCTCAATTATTTAGTGATAATACTAATCCTTATACTTCTTCATATTGGAAAATTGATTTTGCTTTGAACTGCTACAATAACTCTTCTATTGGTGATAAAGGAATAGCGTTTTATATTGAGTTTGAAGACCAATCATTAGCAACCTATTTACCTACTGCTTATAATTTAAATACTCCGTATGCTGTATATCAAACCGCTTCTACATTTACTAATTCTCCTCAACAACCATTTCAAAACTTTAATTGGAGTGATTTAATAGATTTTCAAGGATTAGTTAATAGTGGTAGTGGTAATGTTCCATTAAATATGAAACTCTGGATTGCTGGGGATAATTCTTTTACTTGTAATTTTAATATGGTAATGACTTTAACGAGAACTAATTTGGTTTAAATATTTTTAAAATATTATACTATTATATAATATGTTAAGCGAAGTATTTTGGGTTGCTTTTGTTGCTACTACATCTGCTATGGTTATTAAATTAGCGTCATTATGTTTCAAATCCAAATGTAAAGAATGTTCTGTTTGTGGTGGAAGAATAAGGATAATTAGGGATATTGATGCGGAAGTTAAAGAAGAAGAAATAAGAGTTCATAGTAAAGATAAGGAAGAAACTTCATCATCTTAATTGTAATATGCTTTACGACAACAAGGACATTTTTTGTCATTTTCCATAACTGTTATTTTACAACCTTTACAAATTAGATGACCGCAAGATGGGACTTCTATATTTTCTTTTGTTAATAGTTCAAAGCATACGGGACACTCACTATTCTTTTTAACCATATCATACATCTCTACAAATTGAGATTTCAAATATGTAATATCAACTTCTTTTCCATCTTTAATTTCCTTTGCTAATTGTCTATTCTTAAATAAAAGATATCCATAACTCTCATTCAAATCACAGTAGTCGTCTCTCATCATAAAGAAACATTTCCAACCCGCCTTTGCCTTCTGCTCTAACTTTTTGATAACGGTCGCATTCGGTGTTGTCATACTATATACTTAATTATAAAGTAATCTCTAAGTTCTTTTTCTCACTATATATATAATTTTTATTTGTTATTTTTTGATAATAATTATATTTAGGTATATTATAATGGAACAAAAATATACCAAATTAGAAGAGTTAAAACAATACTCTAACTTTGACGAAGCACAAGCAAGGGCAGAAGATTATTTAGGTGGTAATACGATGCTTTTTACTTCTCCAAGAAAAGATAAGAAGTATCGTATTTACAATCCCGAAAAAGATAAGTGGGTTGATTTCGGTCAAATGGGATATGAAGACTTTACAAAGCATCAAGACGAAAGCAGACGAGAACGATATTTAAAAAGAGCATTAAATATAAAAGGTAAATGGAAAGAAGACGCTTATTCTCCAAATAATTTAAGTATTCATATTTTATGGTGAGAATGGATTACGAACTTCTTGACTATTGTTCCAAGTGTTGAAAGGGTCTGCTTTTACAATCATTCCTCCTTTTTTCTCATCTTCTTTGGTTTGAAACTTTGGAAGATTATTCTTACCTTTGTATTTCTGTTTTAATCTATATTGTGATTTAAGATTTTCTACGGGTATATCTTGTAGGATAGTTGGTGTCTTTGAATTGACTTTAATAGTAGGACGAAAGACGGGATACGCACTATCGTTTGTTATACCTAAAATAGGATTGACATCAATCCACTTCTCGTTGAACCATCTTTTTAGGTTCTTTGGTTTTCCATCTTCTTTATATTTACCACCTTGTCTTTTATATTCTTTAACAATAGCACCACTCGCAAACGCACTATTCTTTTTATAACTCGCCATTATCTTCTTTTTGACATTATCATATAAATCTTGATTTAGAGGTGTCGGCATTTATATTATATACTTATATTATAATATTATTCCGAGAAAGAAACCTATTAATCCACGAACGGAATGGGGAGATTGGAATAAAAAATTATCTAACGAAGCAGATAACATCTTTACACCATTTCCTAAAACAAGTGATAATAAGAAATCGTCAAAGGGAGTTAAGACTGAGGCAACTCAATCTAAAAACAAATGGGACAACACTATTAAGCACTATGCTAAAATATACGAGATTAGCACTATCAACGAAAGAGGTATTCCAAAAGGAGTTAATCAATTGTCTAACGAGATATACGCATTTGAAAAAGCAAACAAACCAAAAGATGCGTTCTATCCATTTTTAGAAATCAAAGGAGCAAGGAAATAACTGGTAAATCTATTAAGGAATAAACACCTTATTTAGCAACCATAAAATTAATTATAATAAGAAAAAAATAATATATCCTATTATAATACTTTAAGAAAAGTATATCAAAATATATTATTTTTTTGGATAAATCTTTATCAAAGGTTTAAAAGATATGTTCCTTCTTAAACATAGTAATATGTTTAGCATTAAAGAAACACTTGTATTTACCAGTCTTTTCAAATCTTTTATTTTGCTCGTCTAATGTGAAGTCTATCTTGTGAGAGCAACCACATAAGCAATTGAGAGGTATGATAGGAACTTCCATATTAACTTTGAAATCTTTTAATGGAATTAATTCTGTTCTACCAAATATATTACTATATTTTTCCACACCAATAGTAAAACCATAATTCCTATTCTTTATGTTCTCTATTCTTTTCAAAAGATTAAGTCTATCACGAACGGGTCTTTCTTTTTCCCATTCTATGTTCCCATTAATACACACTTGACATACATACATATTTTCCCAATCTTTCAAACAACCTCTATTATATAGTTCCTCACTACAAAAATAACCATAAGCACAAACGGGGGCATCAACAACGGGGGTTTCTGTTTCCATACTATACTATAATAATGTGAGTAGTCTTTAAGTCATAATTTGTATATATAGTATATGGGTATTTTTCATCAAAAAATAATGTCTATCGTTTCAAAAAAATAGCGAAAAAAAAAATATAATTAAAAATGAGACTAAATTAAATCCTAATTATTCTTAACAAATCACCATCTTCAAATCCTTCTAATTTTACAAAATTATCTTCATCTCCAAAAGCACCACTTACCATTTCCCAATAATTATTTTCAAAAAACCAATCTACAAAATCTTCAACATTTCCTATCAAACTTTTTAGTATTGATTGTAATATAGGATTATTATAATCTTGTAATGCTTCAATTTCTTCATTAGTTAATTTTGCCTTACCTTTACAGCAATTAAAATATTCTCTTATTGTGTAAGCACTTAAATAACATACACTATTGTCAATATCTTCATACACATTTGTAAATTGTTCTTTTAATTCTTCATCGCTATACACCTCAAAAGAAAAATGACTTTCATAATAAAATCTTTTTGTTGTTCCATCTTCCATTTTATACTTGCGTTCCATTTGTTTTGTTTTAATGACTGCTCCATAATCATCGTCATTATCATCTACAAAAAGAATATCACTTACTGAATGCGAACAGTCATCTTTATAAAACGCCCATCTTAAAATGATTTCTTTTTTATCTCTTATGTGATGTAGATTAGAACAGAACCTTCTATTTAATTGTTCTATGAAATGTGAATTACATAAAACATTCTTTGTAAATAAATCCTTTGCGTCCTCATCACCTATAAACTCATAAATGATGTTTGTGATGTCAAAGGGTAGAAACTTCATCATTTGGAAAGTGTTTATTTTGCTTACTGTTGTCATACTGCTTATACTATATATGTTGTGTTGTTTTTAAGTTGTTTATACTATATATATAATTATATTGTTTAATATATATATTGTGAAAACTATTTAAAGACAATTTTCTATACTATTTTGAAAACGGATTAATAACTGGTAAATTGTTTATATATTTTACATAGATAACGATATGCTTAGAATAACTGGTAAATCATAATATGTTTTTCTCAAAATGACGATAGACCCCAAATAATATATATTATTATAAGACCCCAAAAAATATAAGACCCAACTCGCCAATTTTAAATAAACCCA